GTGCTCACACTGTCCCTGCGCGTTGGCCACGGTCTTTCCCGGCCAATTTCCCGTTGGATAGTATTATTATGGTATAATTTGCTTCCATGGCCGTCGCGCAAATTTTGCAACTCAGCGCACACAAAAACATCCCCCGCCACCCAAGAGCCGATGCTCCGGGCGGCTGGGCCAAACAAAAAAGCCCGGAAGGCTGGATCACTCCACGCCGTCCGGGCTTGTCTTGTAGTCATATCCCGCCCTTGAGCACCCAGGCGACGATGAAGCTCACCACGCCTGTGATGATGGCCCCCACAATGCTGTCCCAGCGCTTCCCAGGCCGCTCTGTCAGGCTTTTCACGTCGGTCTTGATCTCAGTGACATCCTCTTTGATGTGCTCCTGCTCGTTGGCCAGCGCCGATACAGAGGACACCAGCTTGTCAAGGTTGTCCTGCCGCTCCTCTACTTTGTCGAGCCGGTGCGTATTGCTTTTGCTGCGCTGGTCGATCTCGGCCACCTTGACAGCGATGTCCTCCATGCATCAGCCCTCCTTGCGGGTGAAGAAATAGGTGATGATCGCGCCGTAGCTGGTACAGAACAGCCCCAGCGCCTCCGCAGGCGGGTCATACGGCCCGAACAGCAGCAGGGCCATGCAGACGGTCAGCCCGACGGTAACGAGGCTCTTGACCTCGAACAGCTTCAGAATACGATCTACGATCTTTTCTTTCATACGCCCTCCTCACGCGTCGATATGGTGGATACCATATTCCTCCGCGCAGACGTGCTCAATTTTGCATCCTCTAGCCTCGTTCCATCCGGGAGCAAAATAGACTATATCCGCCTTTGCCAGCAGTTTCAGGCTCTCGCCAAGGTATTCCAGGGCATGGCTCATATCAGAGGTGCCGAAGAAGCTGTCGATGACCTCCACCTCTTCACCCAGCGCGTCCCGTGCCGACTGCACCGCATCTGCCCGCTCTGCCAGGATTTCTTCGTCTGTTTTGCCTCTCATAGGCTGGGAAATAAATAGTTTTTTCATACGCCCTCCATCGCCTTGGCCAGCTTGACCAGCAGCTCATCGCCCCAGCGGTAGCTCCACAGGTACTCGATGGTGGTATCGCTCAGACCGGCCTTGGCTTTCAATGTGCTCTTGGCTTCTTCTGTAGTCATTGCGGTCTCCTTCCGGTATGCGGGACGGTACGCCCCGACAATGTATCTCTTGTGCCGTCTGCGGCGCATCACGGCCCCGCCGTTGGCCTCATTGCCCGTCCCGGTATTGCCGTCTATGGTGGTGATATAAACGCCGTCATAGCTCTCGCACAGGCCCACGTGCTCCGTCGCCGTGCCGCCGCTGAAATTGAAGAACACCAGATCCCCGGGCCTGTAGTCCATGACGGCCTGGTTGCGCTTTTTGTGGTAGCTGTACAGGGCCGTGCAGGAGGCCGTCTGGCCTCCGCCGTAGAACAGGCGGGACGCGCCCGCCTCCCGGAAGCACCACCACTGGAAGACGACGCACCACGGGTACGACCGCCCGCTGACCGGCCTGCCGTAGTATTCCTCATTGTATTTCACTCGGTTGCTCCCAGCCGGGGACTCGGTGATCCCCAGCTGAGAGCGGGCGACGGAGAGCAGTTTACTGGCCGTCACCAGGCTTGTCCCCGCTGATGGGGCCGGGGTCGCTCGCGCCCTCCATCAGCTTGACCATGGCGTCGTAGTCCTTGGCCGCCCAGAGGGCGCACAGGGCCTTGTAGTTGCCCCGCATGGTGCGCAGCCAGGCATTGAGGCCGTCATTGACCGCCTTGCGCTCACCATCGTCCATGGCGGCATACGCCTTGCCGATGCGGGGCCAGTCCACCTGATGGGCGATGGGCAGCTCGGCCACAGGATTGACCTCGCGGCCCTCGCGGATGTTCTGCATGAGCATGTCGGCGGCCACGCCGAGGTCGCAGTTGTTGGCTTCCCCGATGGCAAAGATGGCGGGGGTCAGGAGGTTGAAGTTGATGGTGTTTTTCATGATAATGCTCCCTTCAAAATTTGTGTGTTGGTGGTTAAGTGTTGGTCAGCATGCCGGTCAGCTCATTGTACTCGTCGGTGTTCAGCCGGTCGTTTGCGAGGTAGACGTCCAGCTTCGCCTGGAGGCCGTCGGTCTTGCCAAGGTCGATCAGCTTCTTGCACAGGTTGTAGACAGCGATCATAATTCTCCCTCCTCTCTACAGTAAGTCGGATTCGCTCAATCCCATCTCTTGCAGGGACAGGCGGTATTCGTGGTCTGCGGCCAGTCCCAGCAGGATCTCTTCGGTGGTGGGTTCGTTGGCAAGTTCAGTTCCTTCGGGCACAAGTACAGCACCAAGCGCTTCTGCAAAATCAGGGTCATCGCATACAATTTTATTTACGATAACTCCGTTGTCTACTACATGATAAACTTTCATGCGGACGCCTCCTTGTAGTACATAATTAGGCAAATTCCGCTTCGGCCATCTTCACTGCTGCAACCATTGCTACCTGACCCATGGCCCCACCCGAGAGCTGCTACGCCAAAGCCTCCTCCTCCGCCGCCGCGTCCGTTCGAAGCATCAGCGCCAGCACAAAAGAATCCACCGCCGCCTCCACCAGCCTTGTAAGAATATGATCCATTAGCCGAGCTGCCTTTTCCGCCATGCGAGAAGTATCCCCCTCCTCCTCCGCCTCCGCCGCCGTTTGACTTCGTGTCAGTCGTACTCACGTCGGTTGCGGCACCGCCGTCGCCACCAGCGCCGCCAAAGCCGCCGCCGCCTCCTCCTCCGCCGCCGCCAGCGCCACCAGGAGCAAGCGCCCCTCCGGAACCGGCCGTGCCAGAAAGCATCAAATTTGCTGTTTGATATAGTGCAGACAAAAAAGAAGTATCCAAAGGCCCACTTGGCCCATCGGTACCAGCTGCGCCTACGGTTGATGCGCTTCCGTCCCCGCCATTGCCTGCGCCGCCCTGGCCTCCTGTACCGCCGGTATAGCCATAGGAGGAATATTCCGTGCCATACCCGCCGCCGCCGCCGCCGCCGCCAAACTGGCCGCCTTCGCCGCCATTACCACCGTTCCCGGCTGCGCGCGTCGCACCGCCTCCACCGCCACCAAATTGATATCCGCGCCCACCAGCGCCAATACCGGCTCCGCCGCCGCCAGCGCCACCATCGCCACCTTTTCCGCCAACGTATACACCGTCCAAATAAGTGCAATGTTGACCCCCTTCTCCGCCAGGCGCGATGACGAGATTATTGCCAAATATCGTACTGCCGCCATTGCCTCCATCCCCGCTTGTAGTAGTAGGCTTTGCCCCACCTGCACCTATCTGGATTGCATAGCTATCTCCAGGTGTTATTACCACATCAGCCTCGACGAACTGACCGCTCCCGCCGCCTCCGCTGCTGGAATATGCTGTGTTTCCGGCTATTCCGCCAGCGCCGCCTCCACCGACGCATAAAACGTGGATTGTATTGTAAAGGGCATCGTCTGGTGCTATCCAGTTTTTGCTGGATGTAATAATTTCAACGCATCGGTCTGAATCAAAAAGTTTGCTGATGGACGCCAGCGCCTCATCCACGGTCGGATCATCGCCAGCCAGCCCAAGCGCTGCGGCTGTGGCATCAGACAGCAAAGTAGCCTTGTTGAGCGGCGTGCCCTCCTGCGTGGGCTGGTCGGCCCGTTCCATGTCATAGATGTTTGCCTGCCCGGAAACGGGAGTCATCTTTACCCGGCCAGGATACAAAGGGATGCGGTCTTTCATGTCATACCTCCCCGGCGTAGAGCTCCCCACAGTAACATTGCGCAAGTATGCTGTTCGTGAGGAGCCGGTCTACGTCTTCCAGTATTTTTTCGATGTTGTTTGCTTCTATGTAGGTCATGCCGCCCATGCTGTCAGGGACAGGCGGGGTGGTGTGGAGTAGCTGAAACTGCCCCCGGAGCGTGGCGATATCCGACAGATACCGCTCTGCCTGCCCCGGCAACGGGATGTCCTCCATAGACCAATCGGTCTTGGGCGACACGTCCGCCCGGTACCCACAGCTTTCAAGCCGTCCGGCCACGTAGTTTACCGCCGCGCCCACCCGGTTCAGGTCGCTGGCGTTGTAAGCGCCGCGCAGGTCGGACATCCATTCGGCCAGCTCGGCTGCGGTCCCGCGCCACTCGCCACCGACCCATTTGCCATCCAGGTACGCTGCCCGGCTCACGTCGGCGCTTGTTCGGTCGGTGATCAGGTGGAGGCCGTAGTAGAGGGTCATGGATGTGGTTGTTGCTGTGCCAAGGGAATTGATGATGGTCAGCGATACCCGGTACACGTCATCGTCCGCACGGGCCGCCACGGCCTCCCAGGTGTTGCCCTCTGTGTGCGTCCAAGTCACAGTCACATCGTTGACCGTGCCGGAGACGTAGAGGGCGTCACTTGGGAGGCTGACGGATAGCGTCCTGGTGCTCATGTGCCGATCACCACACTGATAATCATTGTGGCCCCGGCATCAACTGGATTGGGCGTGATGGATGCGGATTGCACCACAGGTACGGAGGTGTCCAGCGTTACTGCCCTGGTCACGCTGCTGCTTTTGCCCGCCGCGTCAGTGGCCGTGACTACGATGGTGTTGGAGCCGCTGGCCAAAGTGACCGCCTTAGTAAAGCTGCCGTTGCCGCCTACGCTGACGGCCCCCTGGTCTACGCTGTTGAGCCGGACCGTGACCGTGACTGGGCTGGACGTAGCGTCATTGGTGACGCCGCTGACGTTCAGCGCGGCAGCCGACGTGATCAGCCCATCCGTAGGAGATGTCACATTGAGCACTGGGGGCACTGTATCAACCGTGAAGGTCGTGGACTTGGCCGTGGCTGCATTGCCGTCATGGTCGGAGCACTCCACCATTACCGTGTGGCTGCCGTCGCCCATGGCGCTTGCCGGTGTGTAGGTCACGCTGTAGCCGTTGGTGACCGCGGTGGAGGCCAGGGTCGAGGCTGCGACAGCCGTGCCGTCCAGCTTGACCACCAGCGTGCTCAGGTCTACGCCGGAGCCGCCAGCCTCGTCCGTGATCGTAAATACCACAGGCTGCTTGCTGTTGGTGACATAGGCCCCGCCGGAGGGGGACAGGATCGTTATGACCGGTGCCACGCGCTCCCTGACCACCAGCTGCAGCCCTGCGATCGTGGAGCCGTCCGCCGTCCCGGTCGTGCCAGCTGTGTTGGTGGCCTCCACCTCAATATTGTAGTAGCCCCCGGCCTGGTTGTAAGACGTCGCGCCGGGGGCCGTGATCGTGGCCTTATAGGCCCCGCTGGCTGCGTCGTAAGTGAGTGTGTGCCAGGTGCCGTTCACTCTGGCGCATACTTGTGCTATTGCCATGGATCAAACCTCCCCTGCGTACAGGTCGCCGGAATAAAAGCGCTCCGGCTCCAATATCCGAAATACATCCTCTGCCGTCACGGTCAGTACGGTATTTGCATTGATGTCAGCCGGATTGACCGAGAAGGATGCCGACTGGATCACGGGCGCTATGATGTAATACGCGAACTGTGTAGACGCGGTAAGCTGCGCCGGGCTGGAATCCCCGTCCGCATTGTAAGCAATCAGCTGATAGGCGTGCGACTCTCCCGGCAACATATTTGAGTCGGTATAGGTAGTCCCCGTCAGCGTTGCGAACAGTGTGCCGTCCTTATAGAGCCGGTACCCGTCCGCATCCGCAGACGCGTCCCACGCAAGGCTGATGGAGTAATAATCTCTTCCGGTCTGCCGGAAGTTCCCCGGAGGATCCGGCGGGTAGGTATAGATCTCCAAAACGGTAATCCGCACATACCCGTTGCCGCTGTGGCCGGTCTCCGCGCTGCCGGTCGGGCCTGCAAAGGAGGCGTTGCCAGCGGTTGTAGAGGCATTGGTAAGCTGGTGCTCAGGCCCGAGCAGATAGCCGGACGGCGCGTTGCTCCCGGCCCACACAAAACCGCTGCCTCCGCCGCCGCCCCGGTCATCATCGCCGGAACTGTCCGGGTAAGCGCCGCCGCCGCCATACCAGCCGCCGCCGCCAGCACCGCCGTAGCCGGAAGACCGGTACAGGCCGGTTCCTCCCTGCCCAAAACTGCCGTTGTTGCCGTTCCCGCCGGGGCCGCCTCCGGTCTGCGTACCTCCTCCGCCGCCGGTGCCATAGCTCTGTGTCGCAGAGCCGCCGGAGGCGCCTCCGCCGTGCATACCCGTTTTGGATGCTGCGCCATCGGACCCGCCGCCGCCTGCCACGATCACGCGGGCGTACAGGCTGTCCGCTCCGATACGGATATCCGACGCACCGCCGCCGCCAGGGTAAGTGCTTCTGGAGCCGCCGCCGTTAAATCCGCCGCTGGTTCCGCCCATGTTGCCGGAGCCTCCTGCGTAGACGTACAGGATGGTCTCGATGTCAAGCGACAGCTCCCCCTGCGCGTACCCTCCTTTCCCGCCGTAGGACGCATTTGAGCGATAGCCGCCCTGTGCGCCCCAGCACTCCAGTTTGTACCGCCCAGGCGGGAGTGTGACGCTCTGTTTTGCGCCGGTATACGCAAAATTGATCACATCCCCGGCTGCATAGCTCACGCCGTATCCTCCTTGTCGTAGTAAATGATCACGCAGCCGGTCGCGCCGTTACCACCCGAGCCACCGGAGGTCGGCTCTCTCAGGGTGCGCCATGTCAGGCCAGAGCCATTGACGTAAAACTTTGCACCGTTGGTTCCGCCATAGCCACCCTGCCCGCCGTTGCCGGTACCGGATGCGGCATCCGCACCGGCTGTTGGAGGTTCTGTGTTCGGCTTGCCCTGTGCGCCATCTACAGCATACACGTTGCCGTTGACCACGTCCGCCCAGCCGTCATAGTGCTTGCCAAGGTTTCCGGAGTGCGGCCCGAAGGTAGTGACCCCTCCGGCTTGGCCCGGAAGTCCGCCCTGGCCGATCTGCACTGCAAAACTCTGGTTTGGATTGATCTCCAGCGTAACGGCGTAGACCTTTCCGCTCTGTCCTCCGGCTCCGCCTTTGGGGTACGCTGGTACGTTATCCCACGTAACGGTATCCTCGTTGTACGGGTCATCGATGCTGGAATATCCGCTCATGTATGAGCCGTCTTCGCCAAACTCTCCGCCGTCACCACCGTTAATTATGACAGCAGCAATCTGCGTCACACCGTCAGGGGCTGTCCATGTTCCGCTCTCAGTGATGATAACACAGTTCTCGTACATCTCGTACCCGTTGGATTGCAGCAGCTTCATGGGCACCTGTGTCATAACGCCTTGCCCGAGCTTGAATTGCTGCTGATAGACCCGCCCGTAGGCCTTTGAGCCAAAGGCGGTATCCACTGTGGCCAAATCACCCGGCATACTGCGCATATCCCCGCGCCCGTTCAAGTGGATGGTAAGGCCGCCGTACTGGGACAAGATTGCCTGCGCCGCGAAGCGCGCCTGGTCTGTTGTGTGCAGGAATGGATTTTTGACCTGAGCCGACTTGCCGGATGCTGTAGAGGTGCCGCCTACGACATACTGCGTCCCGTCCGAAAGCGTAAAGACTACGTCCGCAAGGTCTTCGTTGCGCTCCAGGGTGGGATACTCGCTCATATTGTCCAAATCAAAGCCAACACCCATGTCCTTGCCCAGTTTGGCAATCTTGAGATATCCGGTCTCCGGATCCGCACTCGGTACGCCACCGGCGGCCATGCAAATCCACAGGATCATATCCCCACAGGTAGCGTCGGCCAGATCGCTTTCCGTACAAGTCAATTCCACAGACGAAATTGCCTCGTCCACTACATACATTGACGCGAAGTTCACTCCGAGTTGGGAGACGATAGAGGCAGCCCAACCATCCAACGTTGTAGGAAGCGTGCCCGGCGCTATGTAAGCCTTGTCCTTGAGCAGCCCTATGATGTCCTGTAGCTGGAATTGCATGATGATACCGTTATTTCTGGTCGCCCAGCCACCTGCCAGCGGATAAAATACACCCAGCGGCAGATACTCGGTGCTTCCATCTTCCAGCTCCACGCCATACCATACCGGTATCCCGATACGCTCGTCGATCGATTTGAACAGGCCAGCCTTATTAAACGGGTCAAAGCGCATTTTTTCGTTGTAGACTGAAATGTCGCAAGTGCCATTCGGAAGGCTCAGGCAGTCAAATCCGACTTGCTGGTATACATCCACCGAATACAAGGTATCCCCTTCCCAGGTCTCGTATATGCCAGGGATAATCTCCAGCAGTCTTGCTCTACGGTACGGTACGGACCATTTCGTGACCGTGACGCGGACAGCAGTAGGTTCATTGACGGTAAAGCCGTCTAGGAACACGTCGTGTGCCTGATTATCTGTAAACGATTTGGTGTAGACAACATCCGTGCCGGACAGCACATCAACGGTGAAGTCGACGCCGATGCCGTCATAGGCGCGGTCGTTGAAATATACCGCGCAGGCCTGCAAGATACTTACGCCTGTAAAGTTGAGCGAAACGACCTGCGGAACGGCAAAGGATCCATCTGCACCGCACAGCGCGGCGCCGATGAAGCCGATCTCGCCGCTTGTTTCCGCCGGATCTTCCGGAAAGATGCTTACCGATCCGTCCAGCGCCCATCGGTTGTGCTCAAGGGTCGCGTATCGCGGCCCGGAACTCTTCAACTCGTGGTCGTAGAGCTGGGCCGGTTTGCTGTACGCGATTTCGCCAGTCGATGTGACAGCACCGAATGTCACGTCCGGATCAAGCAGATTGATGACGCACTTTGGTACAATGCGTCTGATATCTGCAAAAATTGCCTTCTGATAGGCTTCAGACGCATCCAGCATCAGTCTACCCCCTCCACGGACTCCAGTTTAAAGCTGATGTTATGCCAGCACGGCTTGCCACCCCGGTCAAACGCAAAGGTCGGGGCCGGGTACTGTGTGCAGTGGAACTGATCCGTGCGCCACGTCCCACTTTCCGGTTCCAGATAGGTCACAGACAGTGATTTGTTAGCACGCAGGTCTTTCAGGCACTGCTGCATTAATTCCGGCTGGAAGTAGTCATAGCTATACTCGATGACCTGGATTTTTGCCCGACGCTCCATGACCCGCCGCCCGGAGATCATGCGCAGGCTCTCTCCGATGAACTCCTGATAGCACTTGTACTTGTCATTGGACGTTTTCGGGTAATCCGTTCCCTCTATGGTTAGTTGGGTCATTCGAGTCTCAGCTCCTTCCCCTGCTGCCGGGCAACGGCAAGCAGATCCGGCAGGGTCGCCCGGTAGAGTTCAACGCCGTTCTCCAGCTTCATTTGCACCGTCAGGTTTATCGCCTGTTCCCCGCCGCCGTTTTGCATCAGGGTGCCGATGGCATTCACCATAGCGGCCATTTGTGATGCAACGCCGTTATTCCCCGGCAGTTCGTAGCTGGACGGCATGGAGCGGGCAATGTACGCTCTGGCCTCCTCGGCTGTCAGGACGCGCTCCCCCGCATGCAGCTCCGCGATATACCCATCATAAGGGACATACGGAAGCCCCCCGGCGTGAGAGCCGTCTACATCAAGCGCTCCATATCCGACATACGCTTTGCTGAGTTCAGCCTGCGCATTTCTGGCCATTTCTGCCGCCTTCGCGTAGAGTTCTTCTTCTTTGGATGACAAACCGTCTACAAGGAGCTGCCCCCACTCTTCTCCGCTCTCGAAAACGGTCATATTGATCCCGTCCAGAGCTTCGGCCAGCTTCTGGTCATACTCGGCTTGGCGCGATTTCAGTTCTTCGCCGTAATACTCCTCCGATATCCGCTTGGATTCCGCTCCAATCTCTTCCCATGTACGGACATACTCTTCCAGGTCTTCCGGCTTCAGGCCAAGCAGCAGATCCCCGTAGGCATTTGCGTCATCCACACCCATGCCAACGATTTCGTTCATGAGACCATCGGATACTCCGGCTGCCTTCAGCTGCTTCAGGGTATCTCCGTACTGCTTGGTTGTGTCGAGATATTCCTGCAAATCGTTGAGCGAGTATTCCTTATTGCCCTTTTTGTCGGTTTCAGTCGAGAAGAGATCAACGTTGCTGGATAGCTTGTCCGCCATCGCATCGCGTTTTGCTTCTATCTCCTCGATCTTGCCCTGGATTTCCTTTAGGGCGGATTCCGCCTCGGCCTGCATCTGGTCAAGGTTGTCCTGCCAGTTCGCAAGGATCTCCTTGGAGCGCTCTTCCCACAACTTTTCCTCGCTCTTGAGGAGATCCTGGTCATATTTATAGATCTGCTCATTGATCTTGCGGTACTCGTCCAGGTTTTCGTCATCGGTTAAATATTCATCGCGCAGCTTGGCCAGCCGATCGTAATACTCCCTATCCTCGATCTCGCCCATGGCCTTTTCGTGATCGAGGGCTGCCTTCAGCTCCTTGTACGCCGCAAGGTCCTGCTCCGCTTGGCTCTTCTCCTTTTTGGCCGCTGCTGATGATGCAGAGCTACATGACTTAACTGCGCCGGTATAGGAGCCAAGCGCAGATTTCGATTTCTGGAGCGCAGCAATCTGTGCATCATAGGCCGCAACAACGTCGCTTACAGATTCTACGTTCCCCTTCGCCGCCCGTTCGGCAAGCTGGGCTTCTTTTGCTTTGTTCGCGTATGCAACGGCAGCGTCCAGCGTGGCGCTCGCCTCTTCGAGCATCATCGCCTTGGTGATGGCGCTCATGCGCTGAGTATTCAGGGCCTGGATCTGCTCTTCTATCTTTGCCTGGGCAATAGCGATATAGGCGTCCTTGTTGAGCGTGACCGCCCCAGTTTCCCCGTTGATGGACAGCGCGGCGGCATACCCGGCATCAATCAGGTCGAGCGTCGTGTTCAGGCTCAGAGACCCGGCATCCTTCTGTTCTTTCAGCGCAGATGACAGGGTGCCCTCTGCGTTTGTCAGGGATAGCGTAGAATCCGCCAGAGAGTCGCATGTGTCACGAAGATTATCCAACTCATCCGAAGTAAGGGTTGCAGCGGCTGTCTGACGCTCAAGCGATGCCGTAACCGCATCCGAACTTTCCTCAAGATCACCGTATTCGGCCAGGATAGAAGCCGTCTCTTCGCTGTTTAAGCGCTGCTGCTCCGTCAACTCCTCAATCTGGCCTTTAAGGAATGCGACCGTACCAGTGAGTTCACCGGCCCTCTGGTCGTAGGCCGCCGCCAGATAAACATTCTCGCCATAAGTATCGTTTAGTTCTTTTTCAGCCTCATCAAGCTTGCGGGTCGCCTCGGCTATGGCGTCACTGATCTGGATTTCTTCCTTTTTCAGTTCAACCATGCGCGTAACAGCTTCCGACTGCATCTGCCGCCGCGCCTCAGCTTCAATGTATGCCTCAATGGCCTCCGTACCCTTGTTGAGACTGTCAGTCTGCTCGTCATACGCCAGGGCAAGTTCAGGAACCGCCTCATTGAGCTGTTCAATCAGTCCAAGCAGAGTTTCCTTTTCTGCTGCTGTCTTGTTTTCAATATTCGCAAGATTGATCACTGCCGAGGCGAGCGTAGCCGCGTCATCCTTACTCTGCTCCAATGCCGCAGATGCGCCCTCATAGGCTTTCCTGGATTCTTCCAGGCTTTCAACTAACTCCTTGGTGGAGTTATCGGCATCACTGTTGGAGGCTGCCAAGTTTCCAAGCACTACCACCAGTGCTCCAATTGCAGCCGCAACAGCAACCGCAGGGCAAAGCGACATAGATAAATTTAAGGCGTCCTGGACTGCCTTGGCAGCTTTAGACACAACCGTATAGGCTGTGAGCCCTGCGGCAAGCAAGCCAATTGCACCCACCGCACCTGTGATTGCCTGCACAAGCCCCGGATTTTCTTCGATAAATTCAGCCGCCCAGGAGAACGCGTCCGTCCCGGCCTCCGCCAGTCCTTCCAGCGCGGGTGTCAGCGCATCTCCAATTGCGATTTTTACGTTATTGAACGCGTTGGAGGCCATCGCCAACTTGCTTTCGGTTGTTTCGTACCGTTTCCCAGCCTCTTCCGCCAGGGCGACATTCTCAGACCACGCTGTATTGGCCAGCCCGACCGCCCGGCCAAGCTCATCCGATGCAAGCGCGAGGCTTTTCAGCATATTTGACTGCCGGACGCCGGAAAGCCCAAGTTCGTCCAGCACAAGGGTAGCGCTTTCCCCTTGCTCGTCCAGAGTACCCAGCCCGGAGATAAATGCCTGGAGGGCAGAAATAGCGTCCGTCTCCCAGGTGGCAGCAAATTCTTTGGCAGACATACCGGAGATGCGCGAAAACTCCTCCAGGCCCTCTCCGCCCTTCGACACAGCCTTTTCGATGGCGGTTAAGGTCTGTGTCATCGCGGTGCCGCCAGCCTCTGCCTCGATGCCTACAGAGGACATAGCCGCCGCCAGAGCCATGATCTCGGATTCCGTCAGCCCTGCCAACGTGCCCGCAGACGCAAGGCGCGTGGACATCTCCGTAATTTCCGCCTCGGTCGTGGCAAAGTTGTTGCCAAGGCCAACGATTACGGAGCCAAGGCGCTCGTAATCATCAGCAGCTGTTCCAGTGATGTTTGCAAAACGGGCCAGCGCCGTCGCCGCCTCATCCGCAGACAGATTCGTGGACTCGCCAAGGTCTAGCATAACGCGCGAGAAGGCAAGGACGTCTTCCGTCGCTATGCCAAGCTGGCCAGCAGCCTCCGCCACAGCGGCGATTTCTGTTGTGGTGGATGGGATCTCTGTGGACATTTGCTTGATCCCGTCTGATATCTCGGCCAGCTGTTCCGGCGTCCCATCGACCGTCTTATATACGCCGGTTATGGCGCTCTCAAACGCGATGGATGCGTCCGTACACTCCCTGATCGCCTGGGCAATCTCCTTCAGTGCGGCAGCCACTCCAGCCGCAGCGAGGGCGGACGCCAGTGTATCGACAGCGTGCTTGGATTTGTCTCCAAACTCTTCCGATTCCTGCCGAGCCTGTTTGACTTCCTTCCCATACTGATCAATAGATGCAGCGCAGCCATTGGCAGACGCGCGGGCCTCATCCAGGTATTTATCGGTATCAGACAGCTCGTAATTGAACTTTGCCTGGTCCCGCTCCGTATAATTAATTTGTTTTTGATAGTATGTAACCGAGTTGGCAGCCTCTTTGAGCTTCTTTTCCGCTTCTGATAGTTCCTTCGCCAGTTTCCCTTCCTGCTCTGCGTTCGCGGATGCTGAAGATTTCAGCGCGTCCAGCTCAGTCTTGACCCGCTCAACTTCGGAAGCATACTTCTGCTGCGCCGTCTTGGCTGATTCCAGCATAGAAGTCTGCGCTGCGTGCTTCTGATTTAAATCAGACAGGATACTGCTCAGAGCGTTATGCTTGGCCTCAAGGGCTGCAACACTGTTTGCGCTGTCCTTATACTGAGCGGACACCTTTTCCAGCTCGGATTTGTGCAAGCTTAGTTCGGCATTGATGCTTTTCAGTTTGGATTTATATTCCGCATCCTCCAGCATAAGCCGGGTGGTAATGGTTCTTGTTGCCACTTATCCCTCATCCTTCCGAGCCTTTTTTCTGGAGCTCCAGCATATCAAACAACACTCCGGGCCGAAGCATCATGGTCTCCTTCGCCCCGTATCCGAAATGGCTACCCAGGCGGAGATATTCAGCGCGGGTCATTTTCCTGTTTTTTTTTGCTCCAACTCCATCAGCCCAAGGTCAATATAGCCGTCATTGCTGACTTCCCGGTCAAACCCTGCAACGATTGCGTCCATTACAGCCTTTCGTAATGCTATCATATCCATCGGCGTGGCCAACACAAGTGCGGACTCCGTCGTCAGCATCGGCGCGTTATCATACCCGAGTTCGCGCCGCACAAGCTCTCCCTGCTCTGATAGGATGGCTGCTGCCTTGCATATTAGCCCGAATGCTGCACGACCGCCGTCCTTCGTTTGCTCAAAGTAGGCGTTGTAACCGCCAAACTCATCATCGAAAGCAAACATGGCCGCACCATTAAACACCAGAAAATACGCTTTTCCAGAAATCTCTACTCTGATCGCCTTCATGCCGTCCTCCTAAGGAATGGGAGGGAGCCGAAGCCCCCTCCCCGGTTATTAGCCGCCGCTCGCAGCAACAATTTTGGCGTCAACCCAAGTCTTCGCCGCACTCTCGCTTTCAAGGTCTGCGGAAAGAATCTTCCATTGCCCGTTCTTGGCCGTTACCCCGGTAAATTTGACCTTTCCTCCGGTCAGGGAAATATTTTCGCCCTTGGTCTGGTAGGTCTCGCCCTGCATGGCCGCCTTCACCTTCGGGTAATATACGCCCTGATACTTGACAACATTGTCAACAATCTTGGTGATGTAAAAGCCAATGCCGCCGTAGGGCGCATTGTCAGATCCACTGAACTTCAGGTCGGTATCGTCGGATCCGCTCCCGAGTGTAGCGCCAAAGATGCTCGACGCTACGCTGTTTGCCAGTTCGGTCACTTCAACGTCGATCGGGCACTCCTTGAACTCGTTTACGTACTCCGCCAAGGCATTATCGCCGTAAATCTTACCTTCCACAAAGCTGGGCGAGTCGGACACGCTCACGGTCTCGCCAAGATTGGCCGGTGTTCCGTATTTAGGGAGGGAACTGTCCGGCTCCGGATTGGACGCCGCAAAGGGGGCCCACTGCAAATATTTTGCTCCATACTTAGCCATTTTTCATGCCTCCGTCATAAATTTTGTTTTTTTAGATAGTCGTCGTATACTTCCATTGCCGCCGCTACGGCCTCGTCTGCTGCGGCTTCATTGGCTGTTCGCATCCACATAGTCGGCTTGATATTCCTGCCAGGGGCACCAAACTCATGAATAAATGCGACCTCCGCGTTCGTGACCGGACGGGTGCTCTCCGTTTCGCCGCGTCTGCGCTTTTTAAATTTGCGGGTGGACTCCTTTACGCTGCCGTCCGCATTTTTTCGATCGCCCTGCGGGTAAACCTCGATATACCGAATTGTCTGGCCTGTGTATCTCCCCGCACTCCGAAGCTTCTTATCTACCGCTATGGAATCCCGCATTTGCCCGGTATCTACAAGATCAAGCTTGTCGATTTGTCTGCGTTGTGCCTCAGCTACCACGTCACCTTCCGCTTGCAGCATTTTTAGGATTACATCGTCCGGAAGGTCCATAATTTCCTGCATCGAGAGCATCAGACCGTCAATGCCAACACAGTTAAATTCAGCCATCCACAGCACTCCCTAGGCATTCGCATTCAAACACAAAGTGCCGTCCGGCTTTGGCCGCCTCTGCATAATCTCCGGTCGCATTTTCCATCTCCGGCCACGTGAAACCAGCGCCAAAGAGGAGGCTTTTTACGCTACCGATCATGTCTACATAGTCGAATGTATAAGGACAGAAGAAATGCACCTGGATCAAATAGAGGTCGTACCCTGGCTTATTGTCTCCGAAGCAGCAACCTCTTGTGGTGTAATTGAATGTAAAATAAGTGTCCTCGGATCCAGTGTACAGGTCTGCTCTGATCGGGTACCCAAGCGATGTCAGTGCCGATGTGATCCGCTCATTTACGCTCATTGGCTCTCCACCCTCCTGGATACCTTGACCTCCAGCCATACATGCCGGTCCTCTACATCGTTTATGCTGATGACGTCGTAAGGTCTTTGGTCCTCCCCCTTGAGTATCCTGCAAGTTGGCAGCATCCGGTCTGTATAACGCATGGTCAACGTGGAGGTCTCGTTTAGCCCGGCCTGTTTTGCGTCGAAAACCTCTCTCCCATACGCATTCACCCATTTACACCAAGTGGTACACATCGTTTTCCACGCGACGATCTCAATTCCATTCTGATTGGCCGTCTTTTCCTGCGTTTGAATCTGTATTTTGGTCCGCAGTTCACCAGCTCGCGCGCTCTTTGCCATGTGTCACCTCACAGCAGATTGACCGCGTGCATCCCAAGGAAGGATTCAAGCAACGGATTTACCTTGTCGCTGTCTACAGCGCCTTCCTTGCTGCGCACCAGCTCCGCGAACACCACAAGCGCAGCCATAGCAAGTTCCGGCTTGCTGTCCGCCGCAGATGCATCCAGGCCGGTGTATTCCAGCGCATAATTTTTAGCAGACTCCAAGTAGCCCTGAAACAGTGCCGCATCCGGAGCATCGTCGGACACTACCGCATATGCCATTGCCTGCTCGACCGTTAATTCGCTGAGCTTCATCGGCTTGTGCCTCCATTCTTACTGAGAGGGGCGGCATATTTCAGCCGCCCCAATTGGTTTAACCGGCGGTCTTCATGGTCAGGACGGCAAGCTTGGCATTGTCCGTGACCTTAGCGTCAAACTCGAACCAGGACACGACGCCAATTGCATGCTGGGTGGCATACTTCTCGCGGAGAATCTGCACCGAGATGTTCTCGCGGAAATTCACGGACAGTCCGGAATAATCGCCATACAGGATCGCTTTTGCGCCGGATGCCATAGCGGGCATATTGTCGGACAGATGCACAGGCTTACCCAGCAGACGGTAAGGGAACTCTCCGGTGACGTCATCCTGGAGCAGATAACGGTTGTTTAGGTCCTTCAGCTTCTTGATGGAAGTGAACGTGTCGGGAGACATAGTCCAACAAGCCTTGCCCTGGTATACCTGCTTAATCTTGGCCTGGAGGTCGATCAGCTCGTCAGCCGTTACCGCGGTCGCGGAGGCTGCGGTCAGCCCGGTAGTGGTGTTCAGTGCGCCCTGGGCCGCGCTGGAGCCGGTACCAATCAGCAACTGGCCCTCGATCCACACCGCGATCTCCTCGGCCATCTGGTTCACAATAAAGTCCACGACAGAGAAGACGCTGTTGTTCTCCACGCTCTGGCCGATCAGAACCAGCGCCCCAGCCAGGAAGCCGCCCAGATCTACGGAAGTAAACTTGCCGGAGTCAGCGGTAATATCCGTAAACTCAGTCTGGTAGCCGACAGCAATATCGTGGGTCGTGTTCGCCTTGCCCCATACGGGCACCTTAAGAGTGCCCTTGACATTGTAAACTGTCGCACCAGCCAGAATCGGGCAGCGATCCTTGACTGCCTTGATGATGCGGTTTGCAATGCTGGTGGGAATGATTGCGCCGTTATTGCCCATGGTCATGTTCTGCTCACCGGAGCGGAGCTCGGTCGTCTTGCCAAGGATATAGTCCGCAAAGGCGCGCTCCTCGATCTCATCCCGGCTCCTGGTATCGCCGCCCTTGGTGAGTTCCCGATCCTCGATGCCGCGAGTCTCGTCAGCAACCTTGAGCATGTCGTCGATACCGCGCAGTTCGGTCATAAGCGTATCGTACTTTCCCTGCTCCTCTTCGTTGAAGGCTCTGGTCTCTGTGTTGCAGGTATCCACAAGACCCTGGAGTTCGTCCAGAATGGCGTTGCGGCGCTCGATGTAGGCCTTTTCGTTCATCGTAATTTTAGGCATTTCCAGTTCTCCTTTTCATTTTGTAAAATTCGATTGTGGTCGTGACCCTGCGCATCAGGGTGTCGTGCTCCGGGTCGCTGCTTTTGCGGGTGGTATCGACAACGGTGGTCTCCTCGACCTGATAGTCGGGGTCGCCCATCGGCATGTCCTCACGGCATTCTACCAGCACATCGCCTTCCTCTCGGGTCTCAATGCTGGTGGCAATATAAGCTGGAGTCCTGTCCAGAATGGACACTTCCCTCAGCTCGATATCGTCCAGGTAACGGCGGCGCGGGGTCTCTCCTTCCCAGCGTTGGGCCGTGGCTACAAAGCCGAAGGACCATCCACGCAGCTCTTTGTTTCTGGCCTTCTCGGCCAGTTCCTCATCCTGAACTACAGCAGAAGCGTGCAGCCCAACCGCATCCTCTCTCAGTTCTATTGTTCCGTCCTCGGTGGTGCCAAGTATCTTCCGGTGATTGAAGCGCAGTTCCACAGGATCCCCCTTGGCCAAGGCCTTCCCAAAGGTTCCGGGAGTAACTTGCTCAATATAGACGCCCTGCTTGTCCCGCAACGGCCTGGAGTCTCTGCCCGGAACATTGACATAGCCCTCAATATGTACCGTATTGTCCGCTCTTACTTCAATCCTCATTTGTCTCCCTCCTTTCCGGGGCGAAATGTTCCGCTCGGGTTGAGCCTTGCCAGCTTATCCGTGTTCGGTGTATAGCAGTTCCCGGTCGCGGGATCATACAGAACCGTATCAAGCCCAAGTTTGATAAAGTTCAGTCCAAGCGGGCTCATGTCTTCTTTATACCGGATTTCGTCGGTCTGCATGATCCCGTTCCTGGAGGCGATCTCGTAGGCCTGATACCGTTCCAGCATGGTCCCCTGGAGCAACTCGTCCGTATCTACGACGAAATACAGGCTGTCTTTTTCGCGCTCCATCAGGCAAAATCGATTTAGCGCTGACTGGAGTGCGTTGACAATCGGGATAATCCCAAGCGCTGCGCTGGTTCTCCGGTCTTCTGCGGTTGCGCCGCCCTCGAATAGTTTTGGCGACAGGCAGAACAACTTACATACTTCGCGCCCGTTGCTTGCCTTATTTTCCTCAAGCTGGGCGTCAACTGCCGTTTGCCCCATAGCCTGGAACTCCACACCGTTATTAAGCACCACCAAGGTCTCGGGAGAAGAGTTCGAAAACAGGCGCTTTACTGCCGCCTTCAGCTCAGCCAGCGCATCCTTGGTCAACTTATTGACTGATTTCAGGAAGCCTCGGCGCGCTCCGGTTTTGAATAGATTCCGCTCATATTCTAGAGCGGCAAGCATTACAGAGATGTGTTCCGGCGAATCCGTGACAACGCCATGGCCCGTTACGCCATCTTCTGTGTTGCGCAGGATGCGCAGCATTTGCCAATCCCGGTAAACCGCCCCGCCAACCAGAAAGTCGGCGCGCTTAAATACTGGATCAGCGTTCTTGCTCACGCTGACGGCGTTGTTCGACACGTAGTAAATGCCCTCGATGCGGTTTCCGTCCCAATTGACAAAGCTGTATCCGGCCCCCGGAAGCAGATAGTCCCGCACCAGTGCCTTCTTCCATTGGACTGCGTCCAGCAGGTCTCCCGTCTCGTCGTTCAGCAGACGCAGCCGGTAATCATCGGTCAGTTCAGTAACCTTCCCGCCGTCATCACGGTAGAGCCGTACTGGCAACGCCGACACAACGCCGGAGATCAGCTCCACACACCCCGCAATCGCTGGGATATTCATAGCGTCTCTCACCGTGACAACGCCGTCTGATATAATGCTGGACAATCCAAGGCTAAGGTCGTAGCCCTCCGGGATCGTGCTGCGCCGCTCGAAGAGCCGGTTGAAAATGCCCAATCTATCGCCCCCTACAGTTCCTGTGCCCCCCAGCTCGTTTCAGAGCCGTAGAGCATCTCCACCTGGAGCAGATATAGGGCGTTTATGACTGCAACGACCATGTCTACTTTCCCGGCGGATCTCTTCTTATTTACGTACTTATTGAGGTTAGTGTCCTCTGTGCATCGCGCGTTTTGGAAGTTAATCTCTAACAGACGGTTGTCGTCGTACTGAAATTTCCTTTTCAATACATATTCCTTGAGCAGCTTCGTCGGCGGGTGGAGCACGGAAGAATGCTGTTTGATTTCCACACACTCCAATCCCTCCGCCTCCAGCTTCTGCACGGTCGATATGGCATTATAACGGTCATACCCGACCTGGACGATTTCCACCCCATAACGTGCTTCCAAGGCCAGGATTGTCCTCTCCACAAAGGAATAGTCCACCACTTCCTCGCCACAGGCATAGCAGTTTCCTGCCGCGATCAGCCGTTTATAGTCCACGTCTTCTTTACTGCTCTTCAGCTCCATCCGGCCATGGGGAATGAAACCCCAAACTTTAGCCCGGATATTCCCGTTGTCCTCTGCCAGCATTGCTACAGCTGTGTTATCCTCGGTCTGCGACAGATCCAGCCCAAGCCATACCCGCTTCCCGCGCCAGAACTCCATATCTTCGTCTACCCGGCAGCGCTTAACCTTCTGGATGTCGATATAGCCCTCAACGCCAAGGCCCTTGTACATGATGTTGCAGTGCTTACACAGATAGTTCTCCCGCTTGTTTTCATACAGCACCGCCATCGCACGGAGGTCTTTGATAGCATTTAATATCTCGTCGTTGTTCACCGCAACCGGGTTGGCCTGATAGATCACAAGGTCATCGGTCTCCCAGCGTTTTTTCAGGTCATCATCCGGCTCATACAAGAGGGCAAATACGTTCTCCTTGTCCAGTACGTCATCCAGCACCTTTTTCGCAATGTCGATCTCATCGATCATGACATTGTTGTCGTTTGGGTACTGGGTGGAAATGATGATACCCAGTTTATTGACCAGGGTGATTTGGGAGGAGCGCATGGCCTCCACGGGGTAGCTGTCCAGAGCACCGGCCTCATCGGCCAGGAAGATGTTGGCCAGGCGGCCGTCCATGCCGTCATTGGAGTAGGCCAGGGGTGTGTACTCGATCTCGTTGATCAGGCAGGAGATCATGTCCCGGTTTACCTTGAAGTGCTTTACCAGGGCCGGTGATACCTTGATGATCTTCCGCACTGCCAGACGCAGTTCGGAGGAAAGCTTATAATCCGGAGCGACCGAAAAGAAGCGGGAAAAGCGCGGCTCTGTCAGCATTCCAAGGATAAAAATCACAGCGGAGTTGAACGTTTTAAAGTTCTTTCTGGCGATTTCCAACAATGCTGTCTGGTAAAAGCGCCGGTCATCACTGCGCCGTCTGGTACAGAATACAGCCACGACCAGGAACCAGGCATAGTCCTCGAGCCCTTCATACATGGAGCACAGTAAGTCAGGATGTACCATAAGCTTGAGCAGCTTGCATATTTTCTGATAAGCCTTCTCGCTGACATACGCCCCTCTATGCTTCCCATCTGCGATTTTCAGCCATTTCCTCGCTTGGAGCTTTACATACCTCCCAACCTTACGATTGCCTCTCTGTACGCACCACTTTGCATATTGATAGGCGCGGCTCTCATCAATCATCGTCTTCCAGGGCCTCTCTCAAGGGGTCCTTTTTCTCCCTTGCCGCTTGAGCTGCAAGGTTCCCGATCTTAGCGCGCGCCTGAGGCGACAGGCACAGCTCGTTGCAGCCGCGCCACAGATCGCTTTGGTATTTGGCTCGTGACCCCTGGAGTGCCGTATCCGATAAAAGCGCATCGTCCCGGTCGATCAATCCGTTTATCTTTCGCAGCCGTGCAACGGCGATTGCTGTACTCTCCAGCACAAACACATCCAGCTTCCCCAGGATTCCGCTGTCCACCAGCTCGTCCACAATAAACTGAAACACCAAACGTTGCTCTTCTGACAGACCGTCCGGCGGGTTTGGCTTTACGGGAGCACCTCGCACCCTTTCTTCGGCCTCCTGACGCCGCTCTTTCTCGCTTTTGCCGATTTTTCCACTGCTGACAGCGGCTGATTTTGCCGGCCTTCCGCCCAAGATGCTCACCTTCTTTTTTTTCATTTCTGGCATTTGTTGTGTTCTGAGGGCAGGCGTGGTGTGGGGCCCCTTCTAGTATGATGGCGTCCCCTCCCCGGGGGGATATCTCACAAGCTCCGCAAGCTCTCCCCTCGTGATTTCTCCTCGTTCAGCCAATTCATGGGCCGCCTGACTAAGTGTAATCAGGTTGTTATCCTCCAGCGCCAAGTCCGGGCACTCCTCAATTGGGATAATGTGATGCACCTCCAGCCCCTCATAGACCAGCCTCCCGTGCGCCAGACTGTACACACACAAGTAATGATCGCGTCGCTTGATCTCTCCCCGCTTCTTTTGCCATGCATAGGTGCTCCGGAACTGTTCCGCCTGTCGCTTCCCCCGCTTCCTGCGCTGTGGTCGCTTAGGGCACTCATAGCCGGATGGATGGATGCGACCGCAGTACTTACAGCTCTTGCGCATGATTGCCGCCCGGTCTGTCTTCCGCGCTTCCTTTCCACCACCCGACAGAAACCTCTCCTGTGGTGGTGTTCTCCAATATCTGCACGGTACAATTCTCTATGATGGTCTCTCTGTCATATAAGTTTGCAATCACCTTCGCGTTGTTGTTTTCCACCATGTTTCCGCCCATGTCAAGGTGGAAATTCACCGCGTGACGTATATCTTTAGTGAGATTGCATCCTGTCATTTCGGCGCTACACCTATCACATGCCCTCCGATCGCAGATGTACAGCACTTCCATTTGTCTGTCCTTTGATGGATATGTTTCCCTGTTTAGCTTTCCGTCTGGCATAATCATCACATCACTGCCTCCCAAAACAAAGAGCCGCCCCGCCGTAGCGTTGCAGCTCTTGGAATGATTGGTGCCGCCTCCAGCCTCATGCGGCGAGGAGCGGCATATGGCGGACAGTAGGTTGTCCAGCCGCCCATTGGCATTTAATTTAATCGCGCAGTGCCTCTTTTGCTTTCCCTCTGCGTTTGGAGCCGAGAGGCGGCATTGAGCCGCCACACGTCCACGGCGTTGTCCATGGCCGCCGCTTCCGCTTCTGCTGCTGCACTCGGCATATGTGCGCTTCCCGCTTAGATTATCACACGCCTGTGCCGCAACACCGGAGCGACCGGCAGCCAGTCTCGCATACAGACGCAGTTTTCAGCAGGCATTGTCATTCTCTCTGAGGGTTTGCGCTACGCTCAGATCATCCGGGCGCGACCCGGCCTCTGGAGGCCATCAGCAGACTCGAACTGCTGCAACGGCATACACCGCTCTACTCATTCCTTTATGGCCGTATATAAGGCGGATTCCGTCTCTACACGCTCCGCCGGGCGCAGCCGCTTTCTACGTGTCGGCACACCGTGGCAGGTCATAGCTGCCATCGCTTCCGCCTCCATGACAGGCGGGCGGCATTACCCTTCTCCGGCGCATAACGTCCGCTCCAAGCCTCCGGTATAGTGTCTTTCCACAGTCAGCCCCGTGTACTTTGGAGCAATCTCTTGGCCCCCAAGGTACCGCCGCTGCCCGTATCGTGGGCGTGCCTCGCAAGGGCGCAGTGTAAGGCCTCTCCACCCTCATGCGGATGGTTGAGCCGTATGTGGGACCGGGCAGGAGGTAGGACCCGGCCCCATAGGGAAGGAAGGAAATGGATCTTGGGATTTATCCCATTTTAGTTATATCATAACAGATATGGGAACTGCAAGGAACTCAGATCAATTTTTGCGAGCGCTCTCCCATGCATTTTTGTCGCCCCGCGCTCTGATATGTCCATAATTTCTGCCACCTCTGACCAAGAGTACCCATCTATGTATTTCAGCTTGAGCAACTGTTTGCACCGATCGTCATCCATCTGGTCAATTGCCGCGCATATGCGCCTCCTGAGCCGGATCGAATTTTTAATCTGCGCTTCCAGTTCCTCTTCCACTGCCTGAATTGCCTCTACGGAATTTTCGAGACTCCTGCCATCCCCGCCGCCGCCAGGAACCGCCTTGATGACCGAAGTCATCTTCTCGGCCTTTGACCGCCATCTCAATATTTCGCGGCGCAGACGCCTCTCCTCCGCCTCTGAGGTTTGGTATTTCTTCAACATCCGCTTCTTTTCCTGACTGTCCATCCGTACCTCCTCATCTCCTCCACGCGCTCAAAATACTGCGATGCGTATCCCCCCGGCCACCACACCTCCAGCCGGACGAGCATGGCCACATGCCACGCAGGAGACGCAGGGACGACGCTGGCGGACACTTTGTGCTTCCCGAGGGTAATTACTATCCTGTCCTCTTTCATACCTCTCATGGCCCGTGAGAGGCGCGTCAGGTCATTGGCGGAGAGCAAACACATCATCCGGCCCCATCACAGCGATATCTCCCTTCCCACGGCACAAAATGCTCGCCGCAGATCTGCTTCAGCCGCTCGTCCAGCTTTGCCTTGCTGTACTCCAGGTCTCTGGTGTCATCGACCGCCATGTTGGCGATCTCGGTCAACGCCTGTGAGTACGCATCCGCAAACTCCTTCGCCCGGCCCGGCCCAAGCTGCAGCACGTCGTTTGCGGCGATGAGCGCGGCATCCAGGCACATCTGGGTGTGCGTTGCCCGCGCCTGCACCACCTGCTGGTAGACCGTGCGCTGTATGTAGGCGGCATATGCGTTCTTAGCCATCCTGCGCCTCCTTCCGTCCGTCCAGCAAGCCAATGAGATAGACCGCCGAATCCTTGACCGTCTCATAGTTTGTGCAGTTGGTTGCGTCCATGTTACAGTAACGTGTGTGTAGTTAAAGTCCACTGGAGAAATCGGATAAAAATCCGGCTCGTTTCCAAAAAACAAATCTGCTGGTTCTCCGCAAAACGGACACGGTTTTAGTTCAGCCATTACCGTCACCGTCCATTCTTGCTCCGCAGTTGGGGCAGTAGTTGTCTTTCCAAAGCAATTCTTTTTTGAATACGTTAACACAATTTGTACATTTCAACCCGGCGTTTGCATGACGGATAGTACCAAACCCATGAATGCAAGGATCAACGTAGTCACACTCCTCCCACCGCCCATGTTGCACAGGGGCTACGTCTGCGGCAGGAGCTATCTTAATGAGATGTTCGCCAAAGTCGCAAATTGCCCCACAGCGTTTTAGCTGCTCTAGCAACGCTTCCCGCTCGATATAACTCATGTCTGCTCCTCCTTTGGCGGCTCCGGCAACGGCATCCAGTGCGTAATGTCCGTTTTCTTTCTGCGACAATTCCACCCAAACTGGACTGATACTGCACCGACATCACTTTCTTTCATTTCCGGCCTGTAAACAAGAACCCTATCATTTTTCATCGGCAGTCTGTCCTTGACGGAAATCCATTCACTCATTTGTGTCCTCCTTCGGCTCGCCATAACTGCAAAAATCGTCCTCATGCATCTGGAAGCAGATGATATTAGGTTGACCCGGTATGCGTCCACTGTGATACTTACAGTTCCGGCATCTCACCACAGGAACAGCATCAATGGTTGTCAGCTCATCCTCAACAAACTCGCTCACGATCATATCTGGAGATCCCGGTCTCCTGGTAGTTCTGGTATGCTCTCGACGCCTCGGCCTCGTACTTCTCAGCCAGGGCTTCCAGCTCCGTCTCACTCAGCATCGTCTTCTTTCTCCTCATATTCTTCGTCCAGCCACGTCTCAAAGTCCATGGGAACCGAGCCATAGCTTTCGGCGGCGGAGTGGTCGTCTGCCCATTCATTCAGATAGGAGATGTAGGCATCCCACTGTTTTTCCTTTTGGACAGCCTCGTCAGGAGTATCTTCTCTCGCCTCATCGTCCTGCCAAGAGACCAAGAGGCAAGAGCTGAAGTTCAAAACGGGGCGGACGCCACAGGAGTAGCTGGCGCTGCCGTGGTTGTAATCGCCGTTGGAGTAGACGAGCCACACGTAGTTGGTGTAGTCGGTGCTCGGGGAGCGGAGCCACCGAGTCCAGACTGGCGTAGCCAGCCACCACCAGTCATCCGCCTTCGGGATGATTTCTTTGTACTTCCCGTACTGCTCCAGTGTCAGCAGCGCCACAGTGCAGCCGAGGTAGCCATAAACCCGGGTGCCATCGGTGGCCTTCAGGTCGATGTGCTGGACTAGGCAGTCGCTATCCTTCATGCCTCTGGACTTCAGAAGCTCCGTGTACTCAGCCAGGGTGTCTCGCATATCGGCCTGGGTCAAATTGCTTTTGCCGTTCCGGTCAAAGACCGCCTTTTTCCAGATCTCCTTGCGGATTGCAAGGGTTCCGCCGTCCACACGGTCCAACGCCACATACTCCTCCCCGAAGACGGTGAAGCTCTCCCCGCAGGGGACTTTTCTCAGTTCAATGTTCTTCATTCCAGTATGCCTTCCTTTCATCAATGGTGGCCCCCGAAGGGAGCCCACGCTTCCGCCGGTTCTTCTTCCATCCGGCATATACCTTCAGATCTCGCTCGTCGATGCTGTACCCGCAGCCACCGGTGGAGCGATCATGGACCAGCAGCGGCCTGGGGTAGCCCGGCCGTCTGGCCCGCAGGACCTCATAGGCCCCGACCGGGGGCTCCAGGGTCCAGCCACTCCGAACCAGGTAGGCTTTCAGGTCATGCAGCGTTCCATGCTGCACGGTGGTTCTGTTCTTCATACGAAACCCTCCGGTTTGTCACACCGCTCAAACTCGATCACCCATACCCAGGGATTGGCATCCCAGCCATAGAGGGGCAGGTCGGCGGGCTTGACGGTGCGGTCCCATAGCCCCGCAAATGCGTCAATCTCGTTGTCGCAACCCGTAGGGGAGTTAAGCGGATCACATCCGCCGCACACCGCAAAGCATTCTTCGCAAGCCTCCGATGGGTGAATGCCCTCCGCCCGATAATCCGTAATGTCCTGCAATCGCTCAACCCGCACCCCGGTTACCCGCAAGAAGATCCGGGCCGCCCCACGGGGCATGTGGATGGATGGACGCCAGCGGTCATCACAATCCCAACCATCCGGTTCCTCTCCATCTACTCGGTACACAAATCCGTAGGGCATTTCCGCCCACGTCTCCCGCACCCACAGAATGTCGCCGGGATGGTGGGGACACGGCATAGTGGGCGGATAGCTGTCCCCCGTTGCTTGGTCTATGTAAGCAATCGGCGTTCCGTCCGCCTCACAGTCCCAGCCGTTGATGATGTCCATGTCCTTCACCACCCTCCGCGTGACGGTCTTGCGCCCCTCCAATATCGCCCGCACCATTTCGGTGTTAAACAGGATCGGTTTCACAGCTTTCTCCTTCCAGCGCTCTTCCACACATAGGGCAAAAATTGATCTTTCTACGGCCTTCGCCAGCAGCGAACGAATTAGAGACTACCAACTCCCCATTGTCGATTTCAGCGTAGAACCCATCCCCGCATACAAGGTCACAGGCTCCACCTTCGCACCAGTCACAGCTCATTGATTACGCCTCCTTCAGGCCGCGCCACTCGAATTGATTACACCCATAGACGATCGTATTTTTATCGCAAAATTGTTCCTCGTCTTCTGAATTGTTGTGAACGCAACATTCGCACATACTATTATCCGCTATGCATTTCATGTCCTCCCCAGCCGCATCCAGCTCCCGCGTCACGCGCTCCAGCTTGGCTTGTAGCTTTTCCAACGCATCTGCCGCCTCTGTACACGCATCCGCGAAATCCGCATCCAGCTTGTAGGCGACCAGCGATTGGCTGTACGCCCGCAGACGATTAACCAGTGTGTCGATGCGATCCATTGCGCCCCTCCATGATACTCTCATATATTGTTTGCTCTGCAAACCCGTCCAAATGGCACACGATCCCTGCTGTCTTAAAGTCATCTCTGGCTCGTTCCTGTAGTCTCTTCACGCTGATTCCTGCCCAGTAGAGCGACACGTACTCTGATTTTAGCCTCTCTATCGCTTTCGCGTTCCTGCGCCTGAATGCCCTGACGCTTCCCTCGTCGACCGACCAGACGTGGTTAACCTTTTTCGCGTCGATTTGTCCAGTGTAGATCAGCCACCTAACTTTTTGCATGGATGTGTTTAACTTCCGAGCCAGCTCTGTTGCATTCACCGTATGCCCTCCTTTACCACCGCATATTTTTTATATCGCCCCTTGAGCGCCTTGCAGATGATGCTGTAGGTCGAGTTTGGCGACCAGCCCATCTGCTGCGTGATCTCCACAGCCGTCCCTGTGGCAAGCACCTCGTCCGTTAAGCCGTCGTAGACCGTGTAGTGCACCGTCCGTTTGTGCCGGTGCAGCCCGGCGGCTGGAAGTCCCATCTTTTTGCGCCACCGGAACGCCTGCCCATCCGAGATACCGATCTCCGCCGCGATTTCCCCGTCGGTGAGGCCGTTTCCGCTGAGCTCCCGGATGCGATGGAGCTGTTTGGTGGTGATCTGCTTACTCATGGGTACCGCCTTTCCGGTTCAGGCCAAGCTTTTCGATCCATCGCCGCACAGTCCTCGTGGTCACGCCCAGCATTTGCGCGATATCCTTTCGCTTGATCCCGGCGCGCAGCAGCGGTTCCAGCTCCCGCTTGATCCGTTCTGCCTTATTTTTGTTCATTCCGCCAACCTCTGGGCAACTGTATGACGCGCAGTCCTCTCGCTCACAAGCCAGGCACTTGTCGATCTGCTCCTGCGGGTCGCAGGTATGCACCCTGCGCGGTCTCCTCTGCGCATCCAGGCTGTCCCACGGCCTACATGCCCCAGATACGCCGTATGGTTCCGATGTGATCAACCCGTCACACCTCCACGACCCGAATGCCATTGCCTGCCATCAGCTTCTTTTTCAGCTCATATTCTTTGGTCTTACAGCCTTTCACGTCCTCTATGACGGTCTCCCAGCGCGTATCCGGGCCTTCCAGAACCTTCCTCCTGTACGAAAAATCTGCCCGGTAGCGCAGGGCGCGTATCTTTTCGCCGTCCGCAGTCATAAACGCTTCCTGTAGCGTAAACTCCGGCTGGAGTTTTAGGTCTCTGATCTCTCCGGCGCACACCAGGAGCATGAGCTGGTCATACCGTGCGGCCTCTTTCTGGCTGTCGAAGGTGATGCCGTTTCGCACGGCCTTCTTGTTGCCGTATTTATTCGCCATTGCTGATTGCCAGCCGTTCGGCCAGCCCTCCAATCATCTGTTTTATGTCGCTGGGCAGTGCCTGGAACTCGGATTCCTGCCTTGCCCGCTCCTGGTAGGAGCGCTGAAAGTTGGAAGCGATGACGCTCTGCACCGTGTTGGCATCCATCTGTGCCCAGGCTTTGAGCTGCTCCGGTGTCCCCACCAGACGGCGGAGCATGGGTGGCAGTATCTCGAACTCCTCCCGGCTGTTGTAGGCCGACCGCTGTACGGCCCGCCATACCAGCCCCCAAGCCTCCTGCGGGGCCATCTGCGGTCGCTCCGTGAGCTGTCTTATCTTAGCCTTTACCGCGCCGATATGGGGCGGATAGCCCTTGCTGTCCGTGGCGATCAGGGCCTTGACGGCAGCGGCGACCAACTCCACCGGCTCGTCGAACATCCCAGCCCATAGGTTCAGCGTCTGCTCCGGGTCTGGGGCACCTGCTCCTGCGTAGAACCGAGGATAGGCGGTTGCCAGGATGTTCATGATAATTCCGGTTTCCTGCCTAGTCATTTCTCCCCCTCCTCCGCGTCCATTCTGGCGGCCAGAGCGGCCCAGTCTGTGCGGCCACCGCTTGTGTTCTGTGCGGCGGGCAGTTCGTCCTCCCAGCGGCACTGATTGAGCCAAGTAGCCGGGTTTGGAATATAACGCCCGTCTTCCCGCTGCCACTGCTGGCTGGCTTTCTGCGCCTCAATGGCAGAGAGCAGAGTCCCTAAATCAGCCCGGACTTTGGCAAAGGCCTTGCGGGCGTCCCCCTTGCCTGCCTTGCGGGGATATGCGGCCCAGAAAACGTCAAAGGCATCATCGCGCGCGTCTGGTTCGGATTCTGGATTGGGATTCGTATTTGGATTCGGATTGGATTGGATTGAGGCCGCGCTTTGCGGCAACTCGCCGCAACTTGCGGCGGATTGCGGCGGATTGTCAGCATCGTCCGGGCCGGGATATTTGGGCTTACAATCACGTATGCGCTGGTGCTCGTTCCAGGTCGGAAAGCAATAGTAGCAACGTCCGCCTACTGTGTAGAGGATGATGCAGCCATTGGACGCCAACTTACGAACAGCACTCTCGACGTTCTTGTTTGTTACCCCATCCCGAAGGGGGAAGGCCCGGCCCCTGATAACAGCGGCGCGGGCATCTCCACGTCCGGCATCGTCCGCTAATGTAATCAACGCAATCCAAACACGAAATTCGAAATCAGATAGGCTGGAGATTTTTTCACTCGTCCATATGGATTCCTTTATAATTCGGTTCGGCACGCTTCATGCCCCCTTAAAAGGGCAGCTCGCCGTCGTCGTCGGTCAAACCGGCAAACTGACCGCCGGAGGGCGCGCCATAGCCGCCGGAAGGAGCGGCGGGAGGCGGCGCATAGCCGCCGGCCGCGGGCGGCGCATAGGCGCCCGACGCCTCAGCGTCCCGCTTGGAATCGCCGAAGTAGACGTTGTCCGCGATGACCTCGGCAGCGCGGCGCTTGTTTCCCGCCCTGTCGGTCCAGTCGCGGATCTGAAGGCGGCCCTCCACCACAGCCATACGGCCCTTGGTGAAGTAGCGGGAGACAAACTCTGCCGTCTGCCTCCAGGCAACGATATCAATGAAATCAGTGGCCTTCTCGCCGGTCTGTTTGTCCTTGAAATCCCGGTCGACAGCCAGTGTGAAGGAGGCAACAGCGGTCCCCGACTGCGTGTTGCGTAACTCGGGATCTCTGACGAGGCGTCCCATGAGGATGCTCTTATTTAACATAACTCCACTTCCTGTAAATCAAATTCTGCTCATTCCAGTCTGGGTACCATGTCTTAAGGTGTTCGGCCAATACGGCCCGCAGTTCCGCGCGATCCGGGCTGTTGTCGTACCGGTCGTGGCAGGGGCGGCACAGGGTGACCACGTTCTCCGGGATACCAAGCCCGCCCTGCGCCCGCGAAATGTAGTGCGCGTCCGGAAAGGCATAGGGAGAGCCACACAGAACGCACCTGTGCAGGTCCCTGTCCCACACCTGCGCCTTGACCTTCGGCGGGATCGCGAGGGCTTTCGTCCTACGGTGCACGGTTCCATGCCCCCTTCAGCAGCGACAGCTCCCGCTCCGTCAGCGTTTCGATCCCTACGGATTTGCAATCCTCCACGATGGAGTCGATCAGCCGGGACATCTGCTTTGTGTTGTAGGTGCTGGAGCCGTAGTAGGCCCGGACAACGACGCGGTCTCCATCCCGGTCAAAGTCCACCTGCTCGGTCGGCCAGCCGGTTCCAAGCCGCTCCCATGCGGAGCGGAAGGTTCTCGCCTCGTCCTGTGTCAGCGTGAAGTCCTTATGCGGGCCAATGTCGCGGACATACCCGATATACAGCTCCTCTTTTGTGGTGCGCAGGGCGCTGGCCAGCTTGTCCAGCAGAACCCAGCAGTAATTGTTGGCGTCCCGGCTCCGCTTTTCCCGGTGCCGCTTGACCTGGCAATCGTACAGCACCGCTTTCTTCTCCACCACAAAGGCCCGCGCCGGGGCCGGGTCCTTGACCTTCAGGCAAAGCCATACCCCGCCGTCCATCTGGATTCTGGCTTCGTCAAAGGTCAGGTTCATGCCCCGGCCTCTTTTTCCGCCTTAAGCGCCTTCTTCTGGCAGTCGGGGCACAGTGAGCGTCCAAAACGGCCCATGCTGTATTTTGCGATGTCCGATGCGTCCCAGACCTCTCCGTCTCTCTTTGTGACCGGCTCGATCTTCCGTCCGCAGTCCGTGCATTGGACGCTTTGCTCCGCCGGTTTTTCGCCCTCCGGGAGGTCTTCTCCTGCATAGATGTACAAGCCGAGGCCGTGCCGCGCCACCGCCTTGGTCAGGCTGCGCTGGATCGCTTTGTTCACGTCAAAGGAGGTGACCCGTTCCAGCGGTATCGACGCATTCTTGTAATCCATGACCGGGAGATATTCGATGTGCTCGATCCCGTTGACCGTCACGCCGGTCTTCACCCAGCACGTTTTCCCGTCGGTATGATAGAACATGCCGTTTGCATCCTCATAAATGGTGTATGTAGCGTCCGGGAACAGCTTTTTGACCTCGCCCCAGGCAAACGCCCAGCTCAGATAGGTCAGGTTGTTCTTCTTCTCCGTCTTCCCGTTTACATTGATCGCGTTCAGCGTCGAGAAATAATTGTCCACGAAATATGCCCCCTAGTTCAGAAAGTCCTTGTATTTCCACTTGTAGTGCTCCGTAAAGTGCTCCAGTATGTCCGGGTCTCCGTCCTGGACATACTCCAGAAACCATTGGAAAAACTCCTCTGCAAATTCCCGGCGGCGCTCCGGCGTATCCCGGTTCTCCTGTATGGCCCCGCAGCCATATCCTGTCCGCTGGCCGCTTGCCACATCCGGGTGCTCTATATACCGGTCAAGCATCACGCGCCTCCCAAACGGCGGCCACATGCCCATCCGCGTCGCGGCATTTATCAACGTCCAGGACGAGGCCGCGCTTCTTCAGGTTGGTTAGCCTGGGGCGTACATTATTCGGGTTGTTGGTGCCCATCCGCCGCATGATCTCCTCAGCGGTCTGCCGCCCGTGTTCGCGCAGGATGGACAGGACCTTCTCCTCCATCCTGGATATCTTCGGGGCAACGTCATAATAGTTCGCCCGCCTCGTTTCTTCCGTGATCCCCATTGACAAATCGCCTCCATTGCCTCATAATAGGCTTGTCTTAGATTTCCTTTGCCGCCCTCCGGTCTGCATACCGGAGAGCGGCGCTTTTTATTGCCATTTCCCCGCCGCCTCCAGGACGGCGTTGCTGTATCCCCTGCGCCCGGTGTCATGGCCGTCGTGATAACTGCACAGCGCCGCGCTCAGGTCTCCATAGCGCTCGATCAGGCTCCCGAGGTACTCCATGCCAGCCTCAATGTTTTCGGCTGGTTTGAGGCCGCTCTGGAAGTAATCCCTGTTCAGCTGGCAGAGCCCGTATGAGGTGCCGTTGTCTGCATCTGCCTGGAACCGGGACTCCACGTAGATCAGCCCCAGCGCCACGTGGTACGGCACACCATTGGCCTCTGCCGCCGTATGTAATACATCCTGCAGCTCGTAATCCAGAGGTACGTCCGCCCGGAAGTATCCCTGTTCCTCCAGCGCGGCGGTGATCAGGGCGTCCTCGTCCGGGTCTTCG